GATTCCTGCTACCTCGTCGATATATCTCTCTAAGCGTGGATGGTCTATTTTAAACTGGTCATATTCAGACATTCTAACAGTATGTTCTTCAATATCACCAGTATCTAAGTTTCGAAATGTATATGTTGGCATTAAGGCTTTACGTTCCAGTTGTTTTTCTTTCGCGTAGTTCTTTTAACTGAGGGTTTATTGGGATTCTGGTAAGGTGGGTGGCGCTTTTTCCAAAGCCAATTGCTGACCACAATCAACTTCTGTTCGACCCATGTCATAACTCTGTTATGCCAAAACCAGTTATTATTCATCCCAATGCTCCTCTGCTGTCTGATAGTCAAGCTCGTCGTAGAACTGTTCGTATCGTTTGTTTTTTAGTGCCCTGTCAATTATCTTGACAGATTTGTTATTTACTTCTTTTTTAATAGCTTTAGACACGTGGTGCTGTTTTTCGTCAAGGGTACGATACAGTTTGTGGGTCTTGCTCATCTTTTTTATGCCTCTAGTAGTCCTGGGTAAATCTCTTCGATTAGTTTTTTGGTAATTCCCTTGTATGGGATCTTTTTGTCTTTAACTGAGATCAACAACTTTGCGTCTTCTTTATCAACTGTTTCAAGCAATTGGACAAAAAGGTATTCACGTCTAACTGGTTTTAAGTTGTCATTCCCGCCCTCGATAAAAAGATATAAACGTCGTAGCTCACTATACAGAATTCCCTCTTGATCTGGCAGCGTATTTGGTTTGTATGGTGGCTCTCCTTCCGGGAGAAGGAATTTCACTTTATCATCATAAGCATATTTAAACAGCGCTCTTAGTGCTGGTGAATCGTTGGCTCTGATATAGTCAACTTTTTCTTGCTTCTTCGTCATCTCAGATGCATTTTTTAGTATTTCAGACATGCTCAATTTCATTAGAATTCTCCAGCGTATTCCATCAGTGTTTTAAGTTTGTGTTGTTGAAGGTAGCCCATGATATTTACCTTTTTGGGTGTTGCTATTTGTTCTTGATACACTTTCCATATTTTTGCACAAACTACATCGGGCATTTCTTTGAGGCTAATTAGTTTGTGGTTTCGTACTAGACCCTCTTTTAACTCGGGCACGTCGTTATACAACTCATGCCATGACATGGCAAGCCACTTAGCGAGTTTTTCTTTAGTGATTTTCTTTTGACGAATACCGTCAACAAAACTATTATCAGGCGACAATGCATTAGGAATTCCGTCACCACTATCCCCTCTAATAACAAGTTCTTTAAGATAAAGCGAGGGGTCTTCAACCTGAACATTTCGCTTTCTAATTGGATCAAACTGAATTATTTTGTCGTTGTGCAACTGAATAAAGTCTTTATCCGCAGAGAGAATTAAAATGTCTTCCTTGACGTGAAAGCAAAGAGTAGCAATAATATCGTCAGCCTCGCAGTTGTCAACATGCACAACAGTGTAAGGAAGATTCTCTTTGATCTCTTCTCTAATTCTGTTTAACATATCAAACAATGCGTGCCAGTCAATATCGCTCTCTTCTCTTGCTTTTTTTCGATTCGCTTTGTATGGTGGAAAGAGCTGTTTTCGCCAATAGTGTTTGTCGTCGCAGGCAATTACCATATCACCATATATTCTGCCAAACTTTTGTTTGTAGAAGCGAAGTGATTTGAGAACCATGAGGCGAACAAGGTTCTCATCAAGAGCTAACTCGGTGTGATTTCCAATCTGCGCAGTGAGATTGGAAATGCATACTTGATTGAAATCAACAATAATAATTTTATCACCCGTTAAGGTCAATGCCTCTTACATCGTACAAAACTTTTCTGAGATAGTTGTTCCATTGACCTGTTCGATTAGGCCAACCATAGAACGTATCAGCATATAGCTTCTGTGCAGTAAGACTAGACTGCAGATTCGGATCATTGTATGACTCAATTGCAGTAGATGTCAACTCAATAATCTTCTTTACGTGGTCTCGCTCATTCTCAACCCACTGATACATCCACGTCCAATTAGCAGCAGTCTCATACAGAGCTCCGTAATTAGGATGGATACAGAAGCATCCAGCGGACATTGCTTCCATCAGACTCATGCACGAAGTCTCTACCCATGTACTTGGATAGACAAAGAAATGAGCCTGTTGAAGAGCTTTTCTTACTTCGTCGTTGGACACAGATCCATGATAATTGATCTGAGGATGTTCTTTACAATAATCGAAAAGAGGCTTGTATTGTTCATCACGACCTTCCCATCCGTAAATCTTAAAGCTAGAATAAACATCAAGCTCGAGATTACTATATTCTTTTGCGAGCACATTGAATGCTGACAGAAGAATATTCAAACCACGATGAGGGGTCGTGTGATAAATGATTTTGATCTTGTCTGTTGGTTTTTCGACGAGATCAATCGGATCAATTGCATTATGAATTACATCACACTTGTACCAAGGTAGACCATAGTGCTTTTGATATGCTTGCATCTGCCAGTTGGAGACGAAAACAAGTTTATCAAAACGATTCCAACCACCATTCTTTAGATGTTCGGACTCAGGATCTCCAGGTAGATCGTGTAGAACAAGGATCTTGACTTTAGAATCATCCACTTCCCTTACTCGAGAATGAATGATCTGAAAGTTCTTCAAGAGACCATTGTCAAGATGTTCAACCATCTTAGTTGCAATTAGTTCTGTTCCACCCATTGCAACCTGATTAGTTTCGTTACGTCTCAGTTCACCATTAATAATATCCACTATCTACCTCTTACTCTTCGCTATCACCTGAAGTACGCTTCTGCTTCAGTGCTTCTTTCTTAGCACGTTCAAATGCTAGCTGAGCATCGATCATCATGTCTTTGTAGACAGCACGTTGTGCTTTGTCGGTAAATCGGGCGCAGATGCGTTTGATTTGCTTGGGGATCTTAAAATTGTTTCCTGCTTTCATAATTTGACTCCATTTTCTTTAAATAATTCCACGTATCAATATAACTCTTCACTTCTACTAACTGAACCTTACCCTTCTCATTCAGAACATAATTTGTTTTCAGTGCTTGTGCTAGTGGGTAATCGTTACCACCAGAACGCATCTGATCACCAAAGAAATGAAGATTTACGTTGGGTTCAGCAAAGTACTTCGCTACCTGACCTTTATCTTTGCCAGGTTCCATAATATCAATACCAGTCTCACCTGCTACCTGAGCAACAGCGAAACTTCCAAACTTATCGTTGAATGCAGCAGCAATCTTTTTACGTTCACCAATACGTCTATCGTATTCGATATACTTCTTCCGCTGCTCTTTGTCGGCAGCACGCCCCACAACACTAAAGTTGACGAGTCCAATTCTGTTTTCTACGTGTCGACCGTATTTGTGAGGGAAGAGGCTATTGTGTAGCTGATCATTCAGCCATTGAATTGCAGGTTCTTTTAACGTCCAGTTGCTGCTGTACTTCAGAGCGCCTTTACTATAAATAGCATTCCCAGCACAGCAAAAGACAGCATCAGTGCTGTAAAGAACATCAGCTCCAACCTGTTCTTGAGTTTTTGCATAATCGCTTCCAGTGCAAAAGTAAATTTGTTTTTTGCCCTTGTAAGCCCAGTGCTTAAACCATTGTTTGAACGTCGGATCCATCGAATCACGGCTGGGCGTTAGAGTTCCATCAACGTCGAATATGTATACATTGTTCATTTTCCACAAACCAAAAAACTACAGGTAACTACTATGCTACACATAATGCCAAACTACTTTACCCCTACCATCAATGATGTCGTCGCTAAAGGTCAACATTTTCTCTGTGAATTTGTTGAACTAAAGCGAAACGGTTACCATCATTACACCAGAGCGCTGAACGATCTCACAGTTGGTTTCTGGAGACCATGGCTTGATGAGTCAGATAAAGCTGTTGACCAATTAGCAGATAATATGAAACTTGCTATAAAATTTAAATAATACTAAGGGATGCGGGGGTCGGAATCGAACCAACGACCTCCGGATTATGAGTCCGGCGCGCCACCGCTGCGCTACCCCGCTACTGTTTGATGTGTTTTCGGTGAATCTTACACTGAATCCATGAGTTGTAGTATTTATCTGGATTTAATAAGACATCATTCTCGAATTGGTATTTAGCTTCATAATAAGAACATTCACCCTTAGTTCTACAAAAAACTAGGATTTTTCTAACGAATGAATCCTTACCATGAGTCTCTACGTCCTTCAAGAGTTCATCATTGGAACCGTAGTACTCTTTCCAATCTGACTCAACCTTGAACTTCTTTTTCTTTCCCTTTACCTGTCTTGTCTTTTGGGAGTAGAAGAACTTCTTACCGAAATATTGCCTGTTGTTAATTGTATTTGTGATCAAGTAAACAAAGCCGTAGATGCCTTCCGGAATAGCATCTACGACCTCATCAGTTTTCACATTATGCCATTCATTGCCCATTCTTCTTGGCTGGCTTGTTGGTATTGCGTCTCTTTTGCGGCTGAGCAGCAGGAACTTTAGGAGCCTGAGACTTCTTAGCAGGTTGCTGCTTTGGTTTAACAGGAGCAGGCACTTCTACCTCCTTGACCTGCTCATTGGTACCAAATAGACTCTTGAAGAAGGCTACAATGGCTTTGACAATAATTGATAACATTTAGTTCTCCTTACTTTGCCCAGACATCCGACCAGTCACCCGTTAGAGCGCCTTTTGCATAGTCTGTAGCACGATTTTCAAAAAAGTTAGTGTGGGTAGGTGCGTTGATCATTGCTTCGACCCATGGAAGTGGGTTACGCTTCACCTTAAAGATTCCCTTGAGGCCAAGAGAAATCAGTCTACGATCTGCTATGTATCTGATGTATTTTTTGACTTCTTCAGACGTCAATCCTTCAATAGCTCCTAGCGAGAAACAGAGGTCAATGAACTTATCTTCCAGTTCAACCATCTTCTCTGCGATCGTGTAGATTCTTCCCTTCAGATCGTCATTCCAGATCTCTTTGTTCTCTTCAATGTATGTGCGGAACAATTTGATCATCGACTCAGCGTGCATTGTTTCATCAACAATCGACCAAGTAACAATCTGACCCATACCTTTCATTTTTCCATGGCGTGGGAAGTTAAGTAACATGATAAAGGAACTGAATAGCTGCATTCCTTCGGTGAAAGCACTGAATACTGCAATATGAGTAGCAGTAGCAGAGCGATCGCCATTTTGTGAGCTAACACCAAGAACATAGTCATGTTTATCCTTCATCTCTTGATACTCAAGAAACTCGTTGTAGGTGCTCTCAGGCATGCCAAGAGTCTCGATCAGATGCGAATATGCTGCAATATGAAGTGCTTCTCGAGCAGCGAAACCAGTCAGCATCATACGAATCTCTGGCTGCGGGAAGTTCGGCAGATAGTTCTTGACATATCCACCAGCAACGTCAATATCGCCTTGAGTGAAGAATCGGAAGATGTTAGTCAAGAAGTGCTTTTCCTCAGTTGATAGCTTATTCTTCCAGTCTTTGACATCTTCAATCATTGGTACTTCTGAAAAAAGCCAATGACTTTGTTCGTGGGCGAGCCACGCTGAGTACGCCCATTCAAATTTGAATGGTTTAAAATAACTTCTTTCGTCAGTTAGCTTTAATTCTTTGTGTTTTTTGTTTTGCTTTACCATCACTTGAACCACTCTTCTAGCTGTTGTTGAGTTTGCATACCGGTAACACGTTTTACTTCCACGTCATCGTGGAGCATTACAAGAGTCGGTACTCCTCTGATCTTGAACTGTTGTGCCTTGTCAGAATCCGAATCAATATCCACAACTTCGATATCAGGCTTATCGGTAATATCTTCCAAGACCTTTGCCAGCATTTTACATGGCTGGCACCATGATGCAGTAAATCGTAAAACTTTCTTTGTCATTTTATACCTTTAGTGTTCGTTCTGCAGCCTCGAGTCCCCAGTAGGATGCTTTCCAGTTGTTCTGAGCCATTCCACTAAGACCTCTCCATTGATACTCACGCTGCTTGATGTTCTTTAAAAAGTCTTTCCAGTCGGTGTTGAGTATCTTTGCATCAAAATATATCTTCGCCCCCACTGCCTCGTTGTATGATTTGTAATCAAACTCAAAATGCAGTACCTCTGTGAACTCGTTATTTTCATAATGTTCCAGAGCAAAATCAAGACCCCACTTTGGTTTTAAGTTGATGTACTTGATTAGCTCTGGATGCAGGGGTAGGAATCTTTTAAGTTGTTCCTGAGCTTCTCCACCATACCTTCTACGATGACTGATTGTTGAGTGAT